TTGCCCGTTGTAGCAATTCAGCTGTAGATAACGCAGATCTTTCTTTTTGGCGTAAACACTCCACGTATAAGTAGTGTTCGCCGCCATGTCGAAGTTTTGTCGCACGGCGTAATTTGTCACGATCGTATTGTTCTCGACGATCAAATCGGCGGTCATGGTGCCGTTTGGTGCCACAATAGCGTTTGACGTGACGTTTACCCAGTTCAGAAGCCAACGTGAGAAATGCTCGTTCAGGCCGATGAGATTCTTTGTCGCCCAGCCGTTCACCGGGCCGCAATACAGCGGCACAAGCGCCGCGTTTAAATTATCGCCGGCGAACAGATTCAACCGATAAATTTTGTCGCGCAAATCTGCCGCGTCGACGGTCGCACAAAAATCAGAAACCGCGCGCACCGTGTTTTCGTTAGCCGCGCCGCCATTTTCGATTACACGCTGATACCAATTTTGAGCGTCCGGGTGTAACGCGAAATCGCGGCCGATTGTTCGCCATAGGGTGTGCTGAAAATTTTGCATTAAGCTGTTATAAGTCGCCGCCTCATTTGCTGTTAAATGCGTTCCAACAGAATAAGCGCGTAGACGACTATTTGGATTTTGAGCGTTGGCCGCGGCTGATACTCCAAACACTACAACATTCGAGGCATTAGTTGTCTGCGGAGATGAGTTGTTTGTGGCGGCAGCGGCAGCTAAACCGTTTTTGTATAGCGTAGCTTGAGTCGCGTTATTTGTACCGACCCAAAAAGCTTCGCCGAGATTGTCAGCCGTGTCGATCGCGTACGACGACGACGATCCCAGCCCAGAATACCGCACAATTGTGGGCGGCTGCGTGTAGCCGATAAACCAACTAAGGTTTACAGCCGACTCGCCTGACGCGATAAGCGTTGCATAGCTGTTTGTCGGCAATGGTGGCGCTTCATAAACAGCCATGTGACGGTCATTTACAGCCGCCGTATTTTGTGGCAAGCCAGTATTTAAATACGAGCTATTTAAAACACCTAGTAAACCAGCGGCTTTACCGTTGTTCTGATAGCTTGTCGCTGGAAAATTTGTAAGCGCGTCTACGACGTTACCATACTGCGGCGGCTCGTAGTCAGTGACGGCGGCGCCCCGCTCCAACTGCGCGCCGGCAAAATAAATAGAAACAGATGCGTTGCTAAGAAACGAGTGCCGTGACGGGCCTGCGGCGCCGTAATCAGCAGGACCAAATTTAAATTCGCCAGATGAGCCAGCCACAAGGTTCGATACCGAAAGCACGCAGCGGCGCCACCCGTTGCCGACATCTAAAATACTTGTCGTCACTGCGGCCGTACCCGCGCCATAGTTTGAGTGCGTTGATACGAGATTTGTTAAATCGTAGTAACCGTAAATGTTATTAGCCGCAGTGCCGTCGACAAGCTGTACGTACGCCGCCGCGCGCGTGTTAGCTTTAAAATAAACGCTCGCAACGAGCTGGCCGTTTATGATAGTTGTTACGCTTGGCGCAGCGACTTGTTTCTGTCCGTCTGCTGTCTCAGTCAACGCAACAGCTTGTTTAACCGGTGTTGGCGGTGGCGTAGCCGTTGTTAGCGCTACCGTGCAGTTTGTAGTCGACCACGTGCTAAATAGCTCCGACTGCGCCACAAGGTTAACAGAGCGCAGCGGCGACCACGACCTGTAAACAGGAACAGCCGCAGCAGAAATGTTGTCGCCGCAAATTAAATTCATGCGGTAGAATTTGTTACGTAACCCAGCTGTTGCAATGCCCGCGCAAAACGTAGACACAGCAGCTGCTGTTTGTTGTGTAACGGCGCCGCCATACTTGTACACGTTATCAACCCATGCTTGCGCTTCGCTATCGGCCACCTGCGGCGCTAGCTGAATACCGTGCTTAATGGCCAAATATGCGCGGACTTTAAAAATGTCCGCGTCAGAAAGTGGGCTGGAAAACAGAAGAACTTCTTTGTATTCGCCCGTGCCAGAATAGGCATACGACCCGTCAGTGTTTAAATAGCCGCCAATTCCCGGCACAACAGTAGCATTTTGCGGCGCAACAATAGCGTTTGACGCAGAAAAGTAAAGAAGAGCGCCGTTATAAAAGTATGACTCAGCTAAATTGATTCCGCGTTGATTATGCGACTCGGTTATCAGCAGGTCTGTGCGCTGATTTGCCGCAAACGCTATTCGCGATGAGCGCGCAAAAGAAGAAAAAAACATGTTTGTCGTCCAAACATGATGATTAGAGAACCCGTTCGAGTCGCCCACAAAGCTGTGTAACGCGCCGCCACTTGGCGTTGTTAGAGAACTTTGCGCAACAATAAAAAGCGACGCGCCCGAACTAGATAGCGCAATAACGGGCGCCGCAAGAAAATCTGACGTAAAGCTAGCTGCAAATCCGCCGCTTAATGCGGCCACATATGTAGGTTTTCGGGCTGCATCGGTTTGCGTTAGATGCCTGTTATTTCCACTTCGATCTTGTACAAACCCGATTGCAGAACTCGCGGTGACGGTGCCTGTGCCGTCTGCGTTTTGCTTTAAGTAACTGGCGCTAGAGAAGTCCCACCAGCCAGCCAAGCCGCTAATCTGATCAGGACTGAAAGGTTTGACAAGCTGCGTACGGGTTGCCGGTACCGCAGTAGTTTGCCCGCCAGACACAACGTTGTTGATTTTGATAATGCTCATATCAGGCAAGCGCAATCTTCCACTTGTTGGCTAAATAGCGTTCAAGCTGCAGACACTCAGCGTCGGCTAACACGCGCGAAAACACTAACAATTCAAACACGCGGCCGACCAAAAATTGCTCGTTTGCGAGCGGGACAGTGCCGATAGCGATAACATCAGACGTGTATGCCGAGAGAACGGGGCTTGGAGTTACGTTTACAATTTGTGCGCCGTTCAATCTAATTTTTACGTTATTACTGATTGGATTTACAGCCCACGTAGTAATACCGGTTCTATTCTGCGCAGAAACACCCGTATAAGCAGCGCCGGTAAAAAAATCAATACCTACCTGCGTTGACCCGGACCCGCACAGCCATCGCTTACCGGCGGCGTTGTCGCCGACCGCGAATAATGAAGAAAAATTTACATTGCCAGAAAAGTACGCTGCGCACACGGTCATACCTGTTTTCAAAGTTTGACCGCCGGTGGTGAATAAGGCGTCATTGCTGCCGTCAAGCGAAATCGTATGTCCGCCGAGCTGATGCGGGGCTATCAGCGGTTTATTTACAGCCGTACTTTGCGTGACATGACGATTGTTGCCTGATTTATCGGCCCAGTAGCCAACAACCGACCCGGGGTAAGCGCTATCAGCACATGAAACACCCCATTTTGCGCTTAGATATTTTTCAATTCTACGGCGCTCTTCGTCGGTTACAGCGCGATTGTACAAAATGACTTCATAAATTTTGCCGCTGCCGGGTGTTCCGCCTGAGTCGTTAAGTACGCCAAATCCATTTGTTGTCGAATATAGATCGTCTGGATCGAATGTGGCGGTGAGCAGACCATTGCCATATGTACTCACTGAGCCAGCATTTGCAAACACCAACGAACTCAAAAACCTGCCTGTTTTTGTGTTAGTGGCTAAATTGACGTTATTAATGCTGCCCGCCGCAGTTGCAAAATATTGTGTCGACGGTGACACAGATTGACCGGAAACATACACCGCCGAATTAGTTGTGCGCCCGGCTACGCGCCCATTGGTTACCTCGCCGAACTCGCCGTGAACGATAAACCACGACTGCGCTGCCGTGGCTGGCGTTGTTGAATTTCGCAGCCATTTTGCTTGCGTTGTCTGCGCAACAAAATAATCGCTATAAACGGATCGAATTGTTTTATTGTTGTCTACTCGTAAGTGGAGTTCCGGGCGACTTGCGTTGTTGGACGCTACCATGTGATAGCCGTTACCAGATTTATCCGCCCAGTAACCTATTTTGTTGCCAGCTAACGTTACATCCGTCGTTCCATTTGTATTCTGTTTAAGCGTCGTTAAATCGTTAGCGTCATACCACGCAAGGCAACCGGATATATCAGTCGGCGCGCTAATTGCGGTAACAAAGCCGTTTGGATCTTGGCTGATAGTGCTTAAATCTGCCCCGTCAAGCCAAAGCGCCAGATTTGCGACATCGCGCGGGTTAAACGGCGTTTTTAGAAAAGACATGCGCCTGTAGTCCTATCAGGCTGGTGCGCCAAACGAAACTTCACTTGTCACAACAGCAGCATGCCATCGAATGGTCGCGGCTGCAATACCAGTGACAGTTACGCGTAACGCGTGATTTACGGTGTCTGCCGTTACCGCTACAGCCGCGCTTTCTAGGCCGGCGTCTGCCCAGCCCTCTGACGTAGGCGTGCCAATTAGCGCTGTCGTATTCGAATTATTTCTGCGAATAGCGCCCCGAATAGTCCAAGCCGCCGCTTTGTTATTTGTGGAGTCGTACGCGGCGACTTTGACTTCAAACTGTATAACTGTTTGCGCAATGACGTCGATACGCGTATTGCTGACGTTGTTTGGCGCAATAAAAAGTTCGGTCGGCGTTGCGTCTGTAGTTGAATTGCGCAGGTTATAAATAACAGCGCGAGCATCGCCGCGGTTCGCAAACCCACCGCACCCGGTAACGTCGAGGCCGCGCATGGTAATGCGGGCGCGTTCTGAGCGCGAAAAGCCGCCTGCCTGCCCGCACGTAAAACGCACAAATGAGTTTGTGATAGTTTCTGAGGTTGAGCCAATCTCAGTATCTACGGACGAAGAAAGTAACCGAGAGCGCCCGCCTTGCCCTGACAGTAATAAAGAGCAGCTACCGCTTACAGCCGTTAAATTAGAAGACGCGTCAGAGCCAATGTACGTGTACGTATCGCTTGTCGGCGAAACAAAGTACGCGCGCCCAAACGTGGATGTCGTGTTGCGGAAGTACGCGTAGCCGTTGACGTCCAAAACGTCGACCGGCGTGAGCGTGCCGACACCTAGACGACCGCCCATAACAGCCATTGTATTGTTTTGCGCAAGTGTTCGCGCAGTTGTGTCAAGGCCGACACCGATACTTCGCTGCCCTGTTACGGTTATGCTGCCGCCGAGCGCTATATTTCCTGTACCATTCCAGCTAACAATCAAGCCGCCATTCGCGTTGACGGCGCTCAGTGTGTTGCCGTCAAGGCGTATGTTGTCGATGTTTAGTTGCCCGGTTAAATTCAGCGCTGAGCCATCAAAAGTAAAATTGCTTGTACCGGCAAAAGCGCCCGAATTGTTGTACTGCACCTGCCCACTAGAGCCAGCAGGAAATGCGGTTACAGTAATTGTGCCCGCAGTACCGTCGGCCGTTACACTGATATTTGAGGCGCCTACGAGATCGTAGCTCGTACCCGGCGTGATAGTACCGCTGACCTTTAAGTCGCCCACTACGTCTAGAGGCGCTGTGGGCGCAGCCGTGCCGACACCCACATAACCGTCATCTCGCACAGTGAGCAAAGGCGCTAAAGACGAATTGACAACAGTAAGAGCCGTCGACGCGGAAGTTGCGCCACTGCCGAAAATGTGCAACCGGGAACTCGGTGTTCCTCCGATTCCGATACCATTTAAATAACCGTAAACAGTCAGCAAATTGTTGTAAAAAGCTGCCGAGCCAGAGTTAACAGTCAAAGCCGAGACAGTGGCATCAATAACTGAAAATGCGCCATTTACGTCGAACGAATTGTTTACCGAAGTATGCGTGTGCGCTGCCGGTGTAAACTCTGTCGGCTTGTTTGCAATTGCGTCCCACTCTGGCGTGACATCTGCTATTTCGACATAACTCGCCGCTAACGTTTTGTCGCCTGCGCCTGTGTACACCCATCTCCGACCGTCAGTAGTTGTGACAAGCGAACCTTTTTCGATATCCGCCTGTTGGTCGACCGTTAAAGCCGCAATTCCGCCGGTAGAAAAAAGTTGATTAGACGCCGCCGACGCGTACGCTAGCGCGTTCCACGCAGTTACCCCGTCGCCAAATTTGAATTTGCGGGTATCGCTTTCAAGGCACAGTTCTCCAGCCGCGAGCGTTGGATTTACCAACGCCAGATCTGCTGCCGTACCGCGTTTTAATTGAATGTCCATAGCGTTATTAATTACTAAGCTTCTTTAGCGCAAACGTACCAACGACCGTAGGATACACTGCAGTCCATGTCGTGTCAGATCCGATTTGCGTCCATGTCGTCAGATTTACGTTGTCGCCTGTGCCTAAATTTTTATTTGTATTTGTACCGACCGCGTATAACCGACCCGCGCGAATAGCGCAAGCGCTCGAATAGCCCGCCGAAGCAAAAGTCCAATCAGTGTCTGTGCCTACTTGCGTTGGCGTGCTGGTGTTAGAAGGCAACGCGCCCAGCGTGCCCGCACTTGCGCCAAACGCGTACAGCCCGCCGTTACGAATACCAACTACCAGCCCGCGACCACCGCTGATACTAGTCCAGCCAGAACCACTACCGGCTACCTGCGTGATTACGGCGTCATAAGAAATTGAATACAGCAGCCCGTTGCGAATGCCGTAGATAGTAGCCGGATTAATAATGTCTACCGCAAGATGCGTCCAGCCGCCGCTATCGCCAGATTGAACGGGCGTCCAACGAACTGTCGCAAAGTTAAAGCCCCACAAATACAAGTCGCCGTTTCGAATGCCGGCGACCATGTATATGTGCCCCGTTACCGCCGTCCAACCGGTTAGATTTCCTACCTGCGTCGGCGTCGCCGCATTAAGTGCGCTTTCGCCGAGGCCGAGCTGCGCAAACCCGTTATCACCCCAGCTGTACAAGTACCCAGAACGAATAGCAAACTTTGCGGCGTACGTGCCGTCTGAGGTAAGGCCGACGTACGTCCAGTCGTCTAAATAGCCGATTTGTGTCGGCGCAAATCGCCGCTGATTTTGCCCGTCGCCTAAGTTGTTCCATGTGGGCTGCCCCCACGCATACAATTTGCCGCCAGCTACGCCGATAACATAAGTATCGGCGATAGTGTTTGTTTGCGGAATTGCGAGCATTGACCAGTTATAAGAAGCTGGCATGCGCGTAAACGTTGCGTATTCCGTTACAAAATTTTGCCCGGCTTGACCGTTTGTATTTTCTCCTGTGCCGTAAAGTTTGCCCGCGCGCAAAGCTAGTAAATGCGCGGCACCAGTCGTCGAGGTGGCCCCGCTAGCAGATATGGCAGTCCAATCTGCGTCTGCGCCAATTTGAGTCATAACGCGGCGGTCAACTACGTCACCAAGACCGAGTTGCCCCTGCCGGTTTGAGCCTATACCGTAAAGACGGCCCGCGGCTATTCCGACAGCGTACGCGTTACCGGCAGCAATGTGCGTCCACGTCGTCATCAGACCTATTTGAATAGGCGTAGTCGAGACGATGTTTGTGCCGTTGCTGAGCTGATAGTTAGTGTTAGAGCCCCAGCCGTACAACGATCCACCCGCAATGCCGTAACCGGTCGCATAGCCGGCGGCGACGCTCGTCCAATTAGATAGCAGACCCACGCGTGTGGGCGAGTTTACTTGACCGGACGCGCTGCCATTTCCAAGCCGGCCGGACGTGGCTAACCCCCAAGAATAAAGTTGGCCGTTTTTAATTGCCAAAATATAGCGATCGCCAACCGACACAGCCGACCAATCTGTGTCTGTGCCAACCTGTGTTGGCGTAGTGATTGTGGTGGTCGTCGTGCCGTCACCTTTCTGCCCGTTAGTGCCGGCACCCCACACATAAAGCCTGCCGCCGCGAATAGCCGCAGAGTTTGAACCGCCGGCGGCCACGTGAGTCCAGTCTGTAAAAGACCCAATCTGCACAGGCGACAGAACGTCAGTCGAGTTGGCAACACCGTTGCCGATTGTCCCGCTGACGTTATCGCCCCACGCAAAAAGCGCGCCGTTTTTAATCGCCAGCGTATGGTTTAAACCCGCACTAACAGCTGTCCAGTCACTGTCGGTGCCCAGTCGCGTCGGGCTGTTTATTGCAGTTGTAGTGCCTTGCCCGTGGCGCCCGTCAGAGCCAGTGCCCCACGTATAGAGCGCGCCATTAAGAATAACGCACGACCACGTGTTACCAGCCGCAATAGCCGTAAAAGTAATGCTGTCAGCAAACGTCGTAGTTTTTGAAAGTTGCGTAACTTGCGTGACACGACCATCCGCTGAAATACCGCTATTATTAGACCCGGCGTAAAACAAGTTGTTTGTAGTTTGCACTACGCCGCCGTCAATGCTGCCGACAATAGAGTCGCCCGGAATCTTTATGTGCGGCAAATTCTGATAAGGCGTAACGCCGTCTCCAATCTTTAATAGATTGGTGTCTGTCTCGTAGCAAAATTCGCCGGCGGCTAAAACAGGATTTAACGTTTCCAAACTCGTGGAGTAGCCGCGCCGCGTTTTTATTGTTGTAGTAGCCATATTTAGTATGACGGGAAGCTGCTGAGACTAATTTGTGTTAACTGGTATCCGCCGCCAAGCTGCGTCATCATATCGTTTATAGCGATTTTTTGCTGGACAATGCTCGTGCCGCTTCCCGCGCCACCAAAGGTCCAAACACACAACAGCACCAACTGCCCGCTAAGAATTAAAAAAGCGGGGTTACCGGAATCGCCGACAACGATGTTTTCAAAAAAAGCGAAACGAGACGATGTCGTGTTTGGCGCGGAAAATGATGCGCGATTAGCTGTTATAGCACTTAACTCTGATACCAAAGCGTTTTCTTCTTGATCAAAACATAGCGCCGGGATTCGGGCCGACAACGAAATATTTGGCAACTTGGTCGCCCAATCATCCGGTAAAATTCGCGCGAAAGAAATACCGACAGGTACATCAGAATCGAGCACGCCGATTGCGATGTCGTTTGCGTAGCCGTCAGACGCGCCGACGTATAATGGGTGCTGCCTAACAGCAGTAACAGTTCTCGTAACAACGGTGTTGTCGCTCTGCACGAAGCGGATAGTAGCGCCGGCCGAAATCTGATAGTGCGCGGCAAACAAAATGTGCCGAGGACTTATAAGTGTGCCGGCACGCGTATTCGCGCCCGTACTATTCCAAGGCGACACACAGGTTAAATCCAGATCTGCGGCCCAACAATTTGTATTCCGCGTGTACGTACCAGCAGTGTGATCTTGTACAGTAAAAATTGGTTTAACTTTATTTGCAACAGCGATGCGACTGTCTACTGCCGTAGTCGCGTTTTCAGCTGTTGAGCCTGTAACCCAGCTGACAAAGGTTTGCGACGCCGTACCATTTAAAAGAGACACAACAACAGTCTCTTCGTAAAACTCGCCAGAGCCGTCGGTCGCGTCCGCGCGCAGCACTGTTGTTAGTGCGCCTGCGCTGCTCGCCAAAACATTGTTTACAATTGTCGTGGCTGGATTTGTCGTGGACAACGTTGTTGGAACAAACACGTTGGGCACGTGCTGCCGCATAGCAATCGCGTAGTCGTATATTAGCGTGGGGCCTACGGACTCCAGCAAGTTAAGATCGCGGTCAACTTTATTGCTCGTGCTGCTTGGCGCAAACGTACGCTCAACCGGCGTAAGCGTGAAAGAAAAACGCGGAACTACGCCGCCGTCTACAATTTCAGGCGTTGTAAGGTCAGTTACAACGCCGCTATCTTTTTTTGCAAACAACTTGCCGTCAGCTGTGTTGACAGCAAGCTCGCCAGCGGCTAATTGCGCAGCCGTTGGAATAGCGCCAGAAACAGCGCTCCGCTTATGCGTGATAGTGTTCGGCATACGGCCCCCAATAACGAAAAGCTATCAGTAAGAGCCGCCATCAAGCGTAGACTCACTGCTAAGGAGCGTGCAAGAAGAAATACCTGAACCGTGATCCGGCAGCGAGTAAGTGCGGCTAGCGGTTAAAACAGCTGTATCTAGTGTCGCGCTAAAGCTGCCGGTTCCGCCGGCACGGCCACGAACAATAATAGCGTCATTAGTAGCCGCCTGCCGAAAAGTCTGACCACTTGCGTTCGTGAACGTATTAGCGCCAGTGAACGCATTGTTAATGCTCAGACCGGCAACAGTCGTGCTGCTCGCCGGAAACGTCATCGTTGTTGAGTCGGTGCCGGCGAAGGTCAGTGTGTTATTGACCGTGATAACTTTGGACGCCGCCACTACGAGCGGGCTATCGGCCGACGTAACGCGACCATACGTGTCGACGTTTACGCGCGTATAAGCAGTGCCGGCAGTCACGCCAGATGTTGCGAGGTCAATGTCGTTGGCATTGACGACGATGCGGGTCGCGCTGGCTGTGCCAACATTCAGCACGTTGCCAGACTGGGCTAAACCAGCGCCGGCCATGATATTGCCGGCAAAAGAAAACAGCGCAAACGTAAGCGCCGTCGAACCTAGCGTGATCGCTCCGCTATTTGACAGCACCCAGCCGCTCGCCGCGTTCGTAGTGCCTTCTTCGACGAACGTGAACATGCCCGGCGTGACTTCAGTGTTGCTGTCAGCGTCGGTGGCCCGCGTCGGCGCGCCGGACGCATTAACGGTGTAGATACCGTTTTCACTACCAGCCGACTGGTTTTTGATAAGAATGCGGTCACCGGTGACAAGCGTAATACCGTCAACGCTTTGACCGTTCGCAAAACTCGTTGCCAGCGTGCCAGCCGCGGTAGTCGCGACACGAACGCTAGCCTTGACGTCTAACCCAGACCGCGCCGCATCGACATATGCTTTTGTGGCAGCGTCTTGCGCGCTTGTCGGATCGGCTACATTTTGAATCCGCTGATTGTTCAGCAGCGCGCCACCCGAGAGCGTTGTTGCGCCGGTGACACCAAGTGTGCCGCCAATCGTGGCGTTATTGGTAACGGCCAAACCGGTGCCAGACGCCGTCAGATCAAGCTTGCCCGCAATCGAATGCGTGCCAGTGCCGGTAACGCTGAGTGTGCCGCTTACCGAGACGGTATTGCTAAACGTATACGCGCCGGCGGCAGTCTGCGTGGCGCCGCTCGCAATCGCGAGGAAGGCACCGTCACCACCGATAGCAATGGCGTTGATCGGCGAGGTTCCCGCGGTCGACTCGCCGATATAGAGAACGTTATTGACCTCGTTAAAGGCCAGCTCCGACATAACGAGACCAGACGGCGCGCCGGCTAGATTACCAGCAGCGTTTGTCCGGCGCTTGATTTGAATCGTATTGGGCATGAGTCACTCCGTTAAAAACTGCCGCCGTCTAAGGCATTTGTAGAGGGGATTCCTGACGCCAAAAGCTCAACCCAGTTACCGACTATCGTAGCTGGCGCAGCTGCAAGTATAAAGCTTTTACTTAGATCTGCGCGCACCGCCACGTCGCCTACTTCTGCGGTTAAAGCTACCATTTCAGCCTGCGAGTTTACCACAAAAGTATCATTAATCGCAATTGCGGGAATTTGCACGGCGGGGATCTTACCTGTGCCCGCTTCAAGTGTGGCAACGCCGCCAGCTATACCTTTTTCGGCTTGAGTTACAGCGTTTAGGGTAGACAACATTGCCGCAACAGTTGTACGTTTTGTAGCTAAATTATTAGGGTTATCAGCGTCTACAATTGGCAATATATCGGACGACGCCGGAATGCTTTTAATCGGCAGTGCAGAGATTTTTTTGTTAGACATGGCGCGACCTGTTAATAAATGTCGTTATCCTCGTCGTCGCGCTCATAATGCGGCTTGCGCTTTTTTGCGGTCTTATTGCCGTCGAGTTCATCGGCTGCTCGCGTAAGCCATTTGGCGAGCTTCCGGGCGTCGTTCGGCGATAGTAACGGAAGCTGGGCCCCATAAGCGTCTACGACGATACCCGATTCTGTATAGCCACCCGCGTCCCAGTCACCGGCCTGAAAACTGACCGTCGGCGTATCGTCTGCCGGTATGCTGGCTGGGGTCGCGTTCTTAAATTCTATGTGATCGGGTTTGTTAACAACAACTGTGGCCACGTAATTTACTCCTGCCGCATATCGTCAAAAATAACCGGCGTGTTTTCGCCGGCACGTAGAGCAAAAAATTTGCACGCGTAGTACTCGTTAGCGTCTTCGGTCGAAAAACCGTCGGCTAACAGTTTTTCATATATTTTGGCCCGACTGTACACGGGCACTGGATCTGCGCCGCCAACATAGCCAAGACCAACAATGGCCTCGTTCATGTTGTCAAAAAATACAGCCTCCGGATTTAAGTCCGACAGCTCGTTAATGAAGTGTTGTGGTGTCATTGCAGAACTCCGTTTTGGATATCATTTAAAAACAGCACAGCAATCTCGCTGGCTCTACGGTAACCTTCACGCACGCCGCTCTGAAATTGCAGCTCCCCGGCCGGCGCACTTTTCGTCGGCAGGTCGGCAATAGTCGCGAGCGCCGCAATAAACTTGTTACGCAATTTTCGATATTCCGCAGAATTTACTATAGCGCCGCGCTCTATGCTGTTTGTTGGCGCTACGATGTTTGACGCTAAGGGTGCAGCCGCGCATAAACGTTTAAGTGATTTTGTAATACACGTCAGCGAGTTGAAGTCTACAAAAGTCTGCGGCGTATTTGGCACGTACCGCTGCGCTAACTCATGTAAAAGTATACATAATTCACGCAACTCTTCTTTAATGCCCGCGTCCCCCGAAAGCTCAGCTTCTTTTCTCTCGGCGCGATGTTTTACGGCCTGAACAAAACCTTGACGATTCTTTTGCCGTGCAAGCATTTCGGGCGATAGCGATATCACTGAGGAATCCTTTCCTGTTGGGACCGAAGACTAGAGAACAACTCGTACACCTCGCTGTGTGTCATTTCCACGGGTTGTAGCGCGTTGATCACGTGCAGACGGGCGGCGGCCTGCTCGTGCCCGGAGAAGCGCATATAGGCCGCGCGCATCCGTTTACGGTCTTCTAGGCTGCGGCGCTCATATCGGTCTCGCGGCTGGCCGACCCGCGTGGCAGCGGTTTCAGGATCTAAATCCAACAGCACGCACAGATCCGGCGAAACATTGGACGTACCTTTAAATATCTGAAGAATCAGGTCTGGATCAACGCCATTGATCTCGCCCTGATAAACCAGCGTCGACAGCAGCCAGCGATCGCAAATAATGACTTTACCGGCAGCCTGCTGCTCCAAAATGTACGCTGCCAACTCGGCTCTAGCAGCAGAAAAAAGAAGCATCTGCGCCATAACAGAGATAGGCGCGTCGTTATGCAGCAAGATTTGACGAATAGCCGTCCCGATTTTTGTCGTCCCGGGATCGGCTACTAGTTCTACGGCAACGTTTTCTTTTTGAAGACGTTGCGCGAGCATACGAGCCTGCGTTGTTTTGCCGGCGCCGTCAATGCCCTCGAAACAAACAAACACGAAAAGCTCCTATACCCGGCCAGTAATAGCAACGCTTGGAGAATCACCGACGATGGGCTTACTGATTTTATTAGCCGTACCTGTGATCGGCATTTCTCCTGCAACCGACACAGCGCCCGCATCAGGCGTTAGCAGTAACAGCTCCTGCCCGTCAGCAAATCGAAGCGCGATGCCGTTTGTGGTGTGCCCGATGCCCACCAGCCCGCGGGATGATAACCACGTCGTAGCGTAATCGCAAAACGTTTTTACCGAGCCGGTTTCCATGTCAGGGTTGCCGGCGGTAAAGTCTTCAAGAATTTTGGTCAACACTTCGCTTGCGGGCATAACGCACTTCTTTCTTCTTTTTGGGTTGAACCTTTTCTTCTTCCGCGGCTTTTGCGCGTATACCGGTTGTATTCTGCGCCACGATTTTGTCAAGTTTCGCCTTTTGTCGACACGCTTTTATCGCCTGACTTATGTCCGTTAATTTGTTGCGTGCGGCGTGCACATACAGCCGCAACATGTAGTAGCGGCTGGCTGCATGAATAGCAAGCAAATCACCATCAAGCTGCGTTAGTAATTTCTTCGCGCGCGGAATGGCTGGCATGCCGTATTTGGCTATCGCCTTGAGCGTGTCTTGCGCTGTGCAGATAATATCCGCAACCACGATGATTTGAGCGCCAACCGGACTTTGACTTAACCGCCCGCGGAACTCCATATCACGTTTAGTCTCTACAAGCCTGAAGTCGCGACTAATGTCTGCGACCATAGCGGCAATCTGTACGGTTGCTATCTCGGCGATATTTTCAAAAGCACACGCGCGCACATTTAATACGTCGTGGAGCAGGGCGCCCTGTGCAATGGCGTCAATATGCTCTTTTGCGTCATCCGGCAAAATATCAACGCGCATGTCCTGATAAAGCTTTTGCGCGATCAGCTCAGCCTGCGCTGAAACTAGTTTTGCGTGAGTCAACAAATTTACGCCAAAGTTTGTAACCTGATCTGCGTAATGTTGCGTGGCAAACTCTAGTGTTTTTTGATATGAAAGCTCATCTGCTTTTTTCATGGCATCTCCATATGCCCATCAAACAAGCTTCAACAACGTTTGCCAGCCAAGATCGAAAGACTTTCGACGCGCGGCCAAGTTGTAGTTCACTCGTTTATTTAGGTTGTCAATGTGAATGGGTTCAGCAATCATTGTCTGCAATACAGTCATTAAACGTTCGTAGTCCGGCGCCGCGTGGGGCACGCCGTTTTCGTCGTAATCTACCCGCGTTTTAACAAGTACGCCATTGGCGTCCTGATAAATAAAGTCAACTTGCGGCGACAGCGCAAACGACAGAACAGGCGTGCCGCAAGTAATTGACGTCAACCCGCACAAACCGTAGTTGTCGCACTCGGCCGGGAGCAGCGTGATATCGTGCGCTGTGTACATCGCAGGCCGCTTGCTTAACGGCGTATTACGGATCAGCTTCACGCGGCCGTTCGTTCTGCGGCTGAGCCGTTGGAAAAATTTGGCGACGGACGGCGCGAATCGGCTAGACGTAATCGCAACAGTGAGCTGCGCTTCCGGCATACGTTCAAATATGTAACTAACGAACGCTAGAAACTGACTATTAGCGCAGCGCGCATTACGGTCAAACCACGGCAAAAAAACTTTGATCTGCTTGTGGTTTACTGATTTTGTTTTTTTTACAACCGGCAATCCGGTATCGAACGGAATCATCGTAACGTGTTTGATCTTGTAAATCTTGCCAAACAGCTCGCGGGCTTCGGCTGTCATGGCAATCACGTGATCAACACGCTGCATAACCTTGCGAAAAGGTCGTACAAGATCTTGCCACATAGGCACGATGATCGTGCGAATGCCGAGGCGCTTCGTGTAATTCAGCGTGTCCATTTTGGGCGGATGCGTCCAGATAATCGTCGTGTAGTCTTTAGCCCACGATGAGTATCGCCGCTTTTTCTTGTGGCACACTACGCCATCATGCGCCACGCGTAGCTTTGCCGGATCGGTATCGGAATAGATGCCGTACTCTACGCCGGACGCGCGTAAAAAATCGGCTAGCCTAATAGTAAAATACGCCTCATCGCAGTGGGCGTAATGTGTGTATATGCCAATTCGCATTGACTATTAAGCCGGCGGCTGCCCCTGTCCATACTGCTGCGCCATAACCATAGCGCCGCCCTGCGACCGGGCCTGTTGTCGAATATCATCAATAATGCTTGTAACGAGCGCGTGCATCGTCGAGTCAGCGCGCTTCAGTTTGATTAGCTCGCCGTCCTTGATCGACTCCGGCATGCTGAGCAGCTGGTTCGCGATAAGCTGCGCTTGCTGCTGCAGATCTTCCGGCGTGCGCGGTACGTTTGGCGAGTTTTGCCGCTGAGACAGGAACTGATCGACTGGGCTCGGCTGCTGGCCCGGCATACCGCCAGCCGGTGGCGCGGCAGGCGCAGCGCCGCCTTGCGCTGGCGGCTGGCCTGTAGCACTGGCGCCGGGATCACCAGCGCCCATCATCATGTCTGGCGACTGGCTCAACGACTTCATCGTCTGCGCCTGCTGCATTTCAAGCTGCATGCGCTCTTGCTCTTCCGCGTAAATCTTTTCCTCTTCGAGCATCTGCTTGACTTCGTCTTGGTAGTCGAGGCCGACGCTCTTGAGACCCGTACGCTTGCTGATCTGCTGCCCCTGCATGAGCTGAAGCTTAGCCATCTGCCGGTTAAGGTCGTCCGCGTGCGTGACCCGGATAAGCTTCGCGCTCACAGGCTGCCACGACATCACACGAGAAAGCTGCCCAACCAGCTCGTTTAAAAATATGTTTAGGTTGTGCGGCAAATGACTCCAGTTTGCTTCAAATAAGCGCAAAGCCGCAGGCGCCGCTTGGAACGACAATGTGCCGCTGAACAGTTCTACAGGCATGCCAATACATTTCAGCAGCGTATCTAGCCCTTGCTCGATGAGATCGCGCGGGGCCAACTGCGACGCGTCGCCGCCTAGTGCCTGATAGTTAACCGGAAACGGCAAGACGTTCCAGCGCGCCGGATCTGTGCGGCGCGCACGAATCATCGCATTGACGCGAGACGTAAAGCTAGACAGGTTGATCGTGTGTACCGGGTCTGACGACTGGCCGTCACCGCCGCGCGGCATGGGAGTTACAACACGGAAAGGAATGATGTAGTCCAGCGCAATCGCCTCGTTGTAGCGCTGCATGATCTGGTAGTACCATGCCTGCCTAAAGTTAGACAGCACGCGAGAGATACCCCAGCCGCGGTTACGCATGCCAGAGAGCGCGTCTTCTTTCAAGTGAAAGACAACACCCTTATCAAACATCAGATTCTGGCCGTTCTTGACCGCTTGAATAATTTCCCAGCTTGCGCGCTCAAGATGATGTAGATGCCCAGCGCGGATTAGCGTGCGATAGTCTTCTGGAATCTTCCACACATACGAGCACTCGTTCGTGTAGGGGTCCCACAAAATATCAATTTCGTGCGGACTCCATCGTTTGACCGTGATGTGCCCGGTGTCACCGCTGCGCCTGTCAATGTGTTTCCACGGACCAGAGTATTTGCAGTGCGGGCAGGTCGCATGAAACTCAAAATCCTGCCAAGAGAAGTTGCAGGCTTTCGAATTGAAGACACGGTCGAGCGGCATTTCGAGGCCGCACTTCTTGCAAGACAAATACCGACGAAACGGCACGATCAAACTGGTAAATGAATTGCCATAGGTCATGTAGTCCATGGCAACCGAGTGCAGCACATTTTTAATGCTCAGCGTTTCTTCGAGAAAAGTCTGATACTTTTCTTTTTCTTCGCTGCCAGTTTTGTTATCGCCAACATCGCGAATTTCTACGTCAGTAATAAAATAGCTGACAACGCGGTCAATGGCCTGCCTGTAGGGGCCGTTGGCGTTCATGATGTACTCGACCCAGCGTAGAGCAGACTGGATGCTCTCGGGCATCGACAGACTTGCTACGTCGCAAAACGGGTCGGGAAAGCGCTCGTCATTCTGGGCGCCGCGGCCAAGCGCGTTATAGCCAAAAGACGTATTTGGTTGTTGCGTCACAGTAACCTCGTTTATTTACTGGCCGCGTCAGCTGCGCGCTTACGAAAATCGTTATCCAGTTCTTCTATTTGCGCGCGCTTTTCCGTCGGCAATTTATCGCTGGGCTGCTCGGGCGGTGTGGTGCCGGGTTTAATTACGCCCTGCTTTTCCATTGTTAAGCCTCATCAAAATGGGACTGGATAGCCCGCTCGACGCGTAAAACGCAGTATTCACGGCTATCATAAACATACTGGAAACCGGTCGTATGGACAAGGTATAAACGCGAGTCATCGTTAATTTGCGCCGCCCACGGACGCTGATATGGATCATTTGACGGAGGAAACCACCGGGCGGCATTTTGCTCAAAACGCAAATCGTAAACTAGAACGATAAAACCGCTTTCTTCCATGCTGTCCGTGTCAGTGCGCGAAACAGCCACAATGACGTCATGAAAAAAAGCGGGCACGGTGCCGATACCCTCTTTTTCAAAATACACAAGTTTTTGTGGCGGGCCTGATCTGTGCGCGACTACCGTCGTGGGGGCCGTGGGCTGAAGCTTTTGTTTTTTAAGTCCGAATGCCGCCATCGGGCTGTAGTTTCTATCAATTTTTTCAATTGGCGGCAGCTGCGGTTGCGGGGCCACTTCTTCTTCCAAGTTAGCCAGTAACGCTTCCTCATCGTTGTCTACCGGCGGCGGAGGCGACTGGCGCACCGCGGCTTTTTTTACCGGTGGCCGCATACCTGCTGCGATCGACTTTTCCATACGCGCTAACTCTTCAAATACCATTGCCGCTCGCTCCCTCACAGAGTTGATATCATTACCCGGGAACTTTTCTTTGGCTAACGCCGACGCTGCTTCTACGGCATCTGGACTAATCTGGTCAAGCCGCAAACCGCCGACGTTAGCGCCATTTGGATCTATTACATTGATAGTGATTTTGCTGCGGTCATGCGGATCAAAATTCACAGGAACACCCCCAGCCGTAGACGGCGCCACAATAACGCCGCGCAAACCTTTTGGGCCGCCGCGCATCAGCTCGACCATAGAGCGCCCATTTTCTAGCCGTGTGGTGGCCGGGTCGCCGTAGCCGCTCTGCATAAAAGCTCCAATAGCTAAAAAAAAGGGGGGAGTAGCTAGGCTACTACCCCCCGAAGGTTTCTGGTTTTAAATCTGCACACACTGTATACAGCTCTGCTTTCGGCACACGAAAGTAGAGCCTACCCAGAGGCACGCCGCCTCCGCACGATAACTTAACCTGCGCTACTGTCGGGAGTACCTCAGCGAGTACCCTGCCCGAAAATAGCTGCGCCACCACCAAACCGCAATTGCTGTCGCCGTCAAACGACGGCAGCGTTGTCGGAGTAGGGTCTATGCCTAACAACCAAGACATGACACTATCAGACTGCGGTTTGATGAAATAACGCATCAGACTAATTCAGCGTCGGAAGTTTCGACAGGCTGCACGTGGAATGTATCCGCGTGCTGCAAGTCGATCGGGGCGAGCAGGTCGCCGGCATACGGACGGGGCGGATTCTGCCACGTCGCAATGTCGTTAACCTGCACCGCGCTAAGCCGATTCAATACCAATGGTTTACTCGGATTCGCCAAAGCTGTAAATAGCTCCTGATCCGTAGCTTCTTTTTGCGCACGCTTAGAAGCCTGAAACCGTAAAGACTCGGCTGCTGCTTCCGGCATTGTTTCCAGTGCCGTTTTAACATCGACCGAAACCCGCATGGGCTCGTCCGGAGCCAAAATGGCCTCAGCCACTTCTTCTTCGGACAGCGTCATTTCGGGCATTGTCATGCGAATTTCCATCGCAATATCATCCACAACCATCTGAGACGTGTGATTGTCGATCGCTACAATTCCACGCCGGCGCAGAATTTTAGCCGCCGGATTGGGTAGCGAAACGACAAGACTATCGACCCCGTTAATAAACGGATTACGGTCGAGAGCCCCGAGCACGGGAGTAAAGTCCTCCCGCGCACGGTCACGGAGTACGGCGAAAGACACGTCTTCGTCTAACGCGATCTTCGCGTCTACGAAAACAGTCTTACCGCGCGACGTAACCAGTTCTTTGCGTAACGCAGATCGCGTAATATCAAACAGGTGCTCTGGCGCAATACGCAGAGCAAGCCCGCTTAAGCGATCCTCGTCAATACGCTCAGCCCCGGCAGGAAACGGAATCATCACCCGCGGCCAGCGGGCTGGTTCCAGCTGCGGATCTTCGCCCCGCCTATCGGCGTAGCCAAAATCGCAGATCGCGTGCAACATGTCACACGCACGCCGCGCATTCAAACGATGCTTGGGCTTGTTGAGATTCATCTGTGCGTTCCGACCCCGCGGGGTAATTGGCGCACGAAAATCCCAGCAACCGATCGTTTCGAACGTCGGGACTCCATTCCTCGGATAACACACCGCTACTGAGAGCGACAATCCATCATTCTGCGTAACTTCAAGCACCAGAGCAGTCGGACGAACTATGTCGCCGAATCTACGAAAGGGCTTGTCGAACGTCCGACCCTCGCCGGCGAGCCAACTAACAGCCACGAGTCCTTCGCAGCGATTAGCAACCCGATCGAAAGCTTGCACGCCTACGGCCTGCATCCTTACGATATCTACTTCGTTCATTTTCTGCTCCCTCATACAAAGTTACACCGGCGTTCCTACCTGAACCCCGGTCAAAGTGCTTCGAACTAAACAAAGTCCATTCCCGCGGTGTCACGACGATTTCGCGCCGATTACCGTAGACGTCTTTGTCAAAGAATTGAACGCGTATCCTGCTTATATCAATCGTTTCCTGTCGTCTAACAGGCTGACCGTTAAAGCAGACTACTTCGCGCAAACATAGCACCTCCAATGCGGCACTAACGCCGCGATGATGAAAACAACGCCTGCGGCAAACAGAAGAACGCAGGACATACAATAAATATGCCCGCGTATGCGCAAAAATTTAGATCAGCTATCTGGATCTGGCAGGATGTTATCAAACACGTTTATCGTGTTTTCATCCTCATCAGAAAAGAACTCGTTCGCAGGCGCAGAAGAAGTGCGAACGTTTGGCGCCTTTATTTCAGGCGGCGTTTCTAAATACGTCGGATCAACTCCCAGATAACCAGTATCATCGGGTTCCAAATCTTCGGGCACGTCGTATAGGGCGATGTTTGCTTCCGGCGTCAAAAGATATCTGTACGGCGGTTTTGATATTTGCAACCGTGTACCGGAGAACGCGAACACAGACACATCTGTATTGATAAGCGCCTTTAGCCGCGCAACAAGATCGGGCAGCGCCTCGAACTCTTCTGTCGCCAACGCGCCGTCAGAATGCAATATGACTACGTAATAATTAGTCGGCGGTGGCGTTGGTTCATTTTGTTCTTCAGTCATGTCAGTCTCGCATGGACAGTGGGTCTTCACCGGTAAACCCGCCTAATAACCCAGCCTCTCGGATTGCAGTCGGTATTTGCTCTTGGGCCGACATTTTTACCCGCTGTACGCGTGCGGGAAATCCGGGGCGCGTAACAGCGTATACAACATCTTTGTTCGACATCACGCCAAAGACGGTTATCGTAATCACCTGTCCCGAGCGCGATGTGGGATCTGGCACAACAACGTCGTGCTGCAAAGAATTCGCGAACATTGCGATTTTGGGATTAGAAAACGCGATGCCGCCAAGAAACTCAAAACACTCTTCTTTACGCGACGCCACGATACCGTAAACGCGCTTGTCCCAGTTCACTGATCGCTGCCGGCCGGGCGCAGGCATAATACCAAAACCGCTAAAAAAGAACTCATGCTCGCGCGTCAGGTCGACGCAAAAAGGTCGCGCGTCAGCTGACTCGGCGGGGAAACGCGCGTCAAACTCGACAACAGGATCTCGGTCAAAGCCGCCGTACGTAAACAACAGCGCGGGCGTAAACAGCACAACCGGCTCGTCGCGACTCTGCAGCGCGTCAAAAAAAGACAACGTCTGCACCGCGTCGGCGCCGACGATTACCTCTGCCTCGCGAAACGTGTCAGGACGGTCCATGACTCATTTCTTGGCGTTCGTGATGCCGGCGTGCACGGTCTGAATAAGCAGCAGAAGAACGAAAGCGGCGTCTACCACATTATCTATGCCGGTGGACTTATACTTGCTCGCGTCAAAAGCCGCGCCCAGCAGTTTGTTTGCCGCGGCGATCATGTCGTCTTTGCTCGCTTTGCCGTTGCCAGTGGCATACTTTTTAATCGTGCTGATGGCGAAGCCGTTTGATAACAGGCTTGCCTCTTCGACCC